AGCAGTCCTGCTTACTGTGATGCGTCCGCAACCCTCGCCCGATCATCTGGTAAACCAACCCCTTTGACTGGCTCGGGCGTAGCATGGCGATCGCATCAATGCAGGGAGCGTCAAATCCGGTAGTCAATACATCGATGTTTACGAGGTACTTAAACTGCTGCGATGCAAACGCTTCCAGGGTGTCCTCTCGCTCGCTCTTGCTCGTGATCCCATCCACGTAGGCAACGTTTCCGGGTTCCAGATTCGCGATTGCCTCAACCACCATTCTTGCATGCTTCCGACCACAGCAGAAGACTAGCACCGAATTCCTGCCAGCAGTCCTGGCCACCAGTTCCCGGCAAGCCAGATCGACCTTAGCAGCGTCCTTGCTCGCTGCGTCATCGAGTTGCTTCAGGATGTACTCACCGCCAGCCATCTTAACGCCCGATGTGTCGATGTGATTGTCGGGGTCCTTGCTTATCAGATTGCAAAGATAGCCCTCCTCGATCAGCCGTGTGATCGGTGCCGAGAACGCCACCGACTGGAGGATCCTATCTGGACCGATGATCGACCCGGAATCTAGCCGCCACGGTGAAGCAGTCAAACCAGCAAAGCGGAAATCAGGATTCAGCCGTTGCCAGTAACGCAGCATCGAGAGCCATTGACCATCGCCATCGGGCGGAATCAGGTGGCACTCATCCGCAATGATGAGATCCCGCCAGCCGAGGTGTAGTAAACTCTCCTCCTTCGCCGCTGACTGGATCCCAGCAAAGACCACAGGCTGACTACCGCTCTTCTGGTTGAGACTGGCAGACCAGATCCCAACCGGAACATCAGGGCAGATCGCTTGAAACTTCTGTGCGTTTTGCCTGATGAGTTCCGCCCTATGTTGGAACACTGCCACCCGGCCACCATTGGCGACCATCCTTTGGGCTAGCATGGCGATCACCAGCGACTTGCCAGCGCCAGTGGGAAGGATGATCGCAGGGCTGGTGTTACTGGTTGCAAAGTGCGCAGCGATCGCCTCCACTGCTTCCGTCTGATACCATCGAGGTTGCATGGTTATTCATCCAGGAATGAAGATTTTACGGCGGATAACACGGTGCTCCTCTACGTCCACGCCGTGCTCATCCTCCGGTATATCTCGCCACTCCTGATCGAACCCATCCCAAAGCTGATCGCCTGCTTTCAGGCTATCACCTTCAACAAGCAATCTCCAGACGATCGCCCCTTCCTCATCGACCCCCATCAACTTTCGGTTCTGCTCATCCTCGAATTGCAGCACCTCGATCATCTGATCAAGTGCATCGATCCTTGCCTCCGCTGCTTCCTGTTTACCGGCTGCAAGCTCGGTGTGGATCTTGCCAAACTGCTTCCGAAGTGTCGCCAATAGATCCGATGGTGTTTCGCCGCTCATCCCAGTTCCTCCCTCAATCGTTCAATCGCCTGTGTGTAAATCTGCCCAACACGCTGCCGAGAGATCCCAAGCTGATCGGCCACCTGTTTCACGGTGTAACCATGCTGCACCCGCAGTTGGACGATCAGCCAGGATCGCTCATCTAGCACCTCTGCCGCTGTCAGCTCCGCTACTGACTGGCCCATCTCTACCGCCTCACGTTCCACCGATGGCCCCTGATGGGCCCTCTCCGACTGCCCTAGCTCACGCATGACGCGGAGCCGGGCGAACTTCCGAGGCTGACCAGACGCAAGCTGAAAGGCCAGCATCTGGTAGACCTCATCCTTTGGAGTCCGGAAGCGAGACGCTAACCAGCCTGCTGTAGTATCGAGCCACTTGAGCGTCTCATCTTCCATGACTGCCTCCGATCAGAATCCCTTGGGTGGTTGCACTGCTCCAGGCTTCCACACCTGCGGACCCGATGGAGGTGCCGCTGGTCGCTGCTGTGGTGGTGGCGTCGGTGCCGTTGGCCGTGCCGCTGGTGCCTTCATTGCTCCGCCCTTCTGTGGCGGTGCCTGCGAGTCAACCGACCACCATACCTTGATGTTGGTATACGTCTTCCCGTTCTTGCCGGTGGACGCCACTAGACGAACGAAGCATTGACCACCGAGGAACTGCTGATCGTCAGTGGGCCTCATCAACCCAATCGCTCGGCAAACGTTCTGGAGCGTTGCCATACCAATCTCAACCCGCGATTGGTCCGGATGGTACAGCGAATGATTGCTCCTCACTGTCCGCCCGTTGAACGGGCTTTGATCGATGATGGTGTACTCCAGTTTGAGCGTGCTCGTACCTTCCATCTGGTTGTCATCACGCTCGGCGCTGGTGATCTCTACAAAGTAGTCACCGTCTGGGATTGGTGTATAGGTCCGCTCCTCTGGTACTTCATCCCAATTGATCCCTAGCTCAGCCATTCTTCGTTACCTCCTGATTTTGTGGTAGATACTTCGCGTACTCTGCGTAGCTCAAAGGAATCTCTTCCGGGATCCCCTTCAGCCTGTTGCCAGCCATCGCTGACGGTTTTGGAGTGGTCCTCAGGATCCGTCCGCCTGCACGGACAGCCTTTGCGACCTCTCGCCCCATCTTGCCTTCCTCCTTCTTGACAGCGACCTTCTCGCAGGCGAAGAAGATTTCATCGCACCATTCCCGCAAGTGTTTGACAACCAGATTAGCCAGCTTAGGTTGCCAGCGGTCATAGCTTGCGGTGTCTGGATCCTCGAACCTCACCGGCTCAGCGTGGGCGATCAGAAAAACGCCCATTCCACGCTCAGCAATCAGTGCATCAAGCTCCCTGGTTAGCCGGTTGAACCAACCTTGAGCCATTGTGTAGCCTCGCCCGTGGCCCATGTCGATCAGGCTGGAGACGCTAGCCTCATGGCAGATGCGTTCATGGACTAGCTTCTCGAACCAGTCCACCGAATCAATGGCGAGGTTCTGGAACTGGTGCTCACCAGTTCGCAACTGTCCGATCTGGTCAAACACCTGTTCCGGATCGGTACACAGCCCGAAGGTAACAGCATCGATGTTCGCTAGCCCGTCCTCCGTCTGGACGAAGACAACGCCGGGTGCCTCGCTGCAAAACGTTGACTTCCCGATTTTGCCCACACCGTAAAGGAATGTGCGGCGCGGCTTGATGACGCGGGTTGAGTAGAGCTCCATTACTTCACCTCCTCGATCTTGATGCGTGCGTAACGCCAGCACGTATGAAGAGGATTGCCCTCTAAGATGCGACAAATAAATCTGTGTGAAATTGAATCGTCGTCAATCACCGCCAATAATTTTCGTTTCACCCATAGGTCACTGATATTATCTCGTACTTCGGCCATCTTCCCAACGTCCGCCTGCGTCGGATCTCGGTACTGCTTAGCGGGTGGCATGGTGGGGACGATGACGGGGCAAAACTCAATCGAAATGTCAATATAATCCTCTCCTTTCGCAGGCTTCTTCCACACCAGCGCATTGCCCTCGCCGATCGCTGCCGCCATCTCATCCGGCAACGCCATCTCGACCAAGCTATAACCTTTTGGAACCCAACTTTTTTCACTCATCAAATCACCTCCACTTTCTGCCCATAAACCAACGAAATCGGCCATTCAAAATCATCTTCACGCAGTCGCAACTGCTTGTATTGGTCAAGCGATTGGATCACCTCTTCCCGTGCTGCCAGTAGGGTTGAATCCATCACCCTGTAAAGCTGCGAGCGGAACGGCATCTCCTTTTCGATTGCGAGAACAAATACTGACCACTCATGACCAGTGCCCAACGCCCGAACCATCTCACGATAGAAAGCAAGCTGTCTAGCATAGCCGAACTTTCCGAACCGATAGACGAAGGTGTCAAGCTCCGCATCGGTTTTCACGTCGACAAAGTAGCCCGCATTGACGTTTAGCCAGTCCAGCCTACTCTGGCAGTCAACACCAAAAATGTCGCCACGAATCGTAACCTCGGGATTGCCAACCGTCAGGTATCCAATACCCTCTGTCTGCTTCGTCGCCTCCGCCATCTGCTGTATCCGGCTGAATTCCTCGCCTGTAATCAACTCCTGCCCCGGCATGACGTTAGCAGCCATCCACTCCTGAAACGCTTTGGTATCGCGACCGTAAGGCTTGAGCGTCTTCTCGTTGATCGGTCCCTCCGATACCACGTACCGATGATGAAATTCCGCCTCGCCTTCCAGGAACCAGCAATGAAACGCTCGACCAAAAGCGTACGCGCTGGAGTCCTTATCCTGGATCATCCCCTTGGCCATCAACTGGAATTCCAGCGGGCTCCGCCTGAACCGCTCCAGGCTGTGACTGCCCATGTACTTTCTTCTTGCAGCATCGTACTCCGCACCCGTCACTGTTTCCAACCGTGTGCCCATAAATCATCACCTCCTCAACCGTGCCCTCTAACCGTTGCCCTGACAGCCTGACAGTCAAGCTATCAGCCTCCGCCTGCTTCGCCTCGATCACTTCCAGCAATTGGTGAATGATCGTTGCTGCCGTTCCGCTTGTGCCAGTCCAGCCATTGGATGGACCAAAGGTATCCGCCCACTGGCGAGCCCGTTGTAATAGATCGTCGCTCATGGCAAGTACTCCTCGACCAGCCCACTGGCAAGCATGATGTCAGATAGCCACTTTTGGCGAGCAATAAACCAAACATCGGCAAGGTATCGCCCGTACTTGTCACGTTTGGTCTTTCGGGACCAGAGATAGGTTTCGCTTTCCCATTTCGTTGCCATTATCAAAGCATCGGTAGCTGCTTCCCAGCCTGGCTGTCCTCGCTCTGGAGCGTTGCAGCGCAGCAATCGGAACCGCTCTTTTTTCCAGACGCCAAAACCCAAATACAAAACAGCGTCAAAGGTGTCACCATCGACAACCGCTGCACTCACCACCTTGAACACCCACGCCA